GTTCCTTTCTTTTTACAGCCCGGCGTTAAGATTCTTAACAAAGGTTCTATAGAATTTGCAAACGACTCGAAGGTTGTTGCAGCTGCGACATCTTCAAGTTCGATTCGTGGTATGTCTATTAACTTACTATATCTAGATGAGTTTGCATTCGTAGAAGACGCTGCAACTTTCTATACTGCAACATATCCAGTGGTAACATCGGGTAAAGAATCTAAGGTTATCATTACATCTACTGCAAACGGTGTTGGTAATATGTTTCATAAAATATATGAGAGTGCAGTACACGGACAATCAGAGTACAAAGACTTTCTTATTAACTGGTTTGATGTGCCGGGCCGAGATGAGGAATGGAAAGAACAGACTATTGCAAACACATCTGAAGCACAGTTCGAGCAGGAATATGGTAACTCATTCCTAGGAACTGGTAATACTCTTATTAATAGTAACACACTATTAGAAATGAAAGCAGTAGATGGAGAGTATGAGAAAGATGGGTTTGTTATGTATAATAGACCAGCAGAAGGACATGAGTACATATGTACAGTTGATGTTGCCAAGGGTAGAGGTATGGATTGGTCTACATTTACTATCTTCGATGTGTCCACACAACCCTTTAAACAGGTTGCTGTATATCGAGATAACATGATAAGTCCCCTTCTCTTCCCCGATATTATAAATAAGTTTGTAACACCTTATAATAAACCAATTGTTATAATTGAGAATAATAATGAAGGTGCTATGGTGGCAAACCAATTACACTATGATATAGAATACGAGAACGTCTTTACTCAAGGTTTTGCAAAAGCAGAAGACATCGGAGTTACGATGTCGAGAAAGATTAAACGAATCGGTTGTTCTACAATGAAAGAGTTGTTAGAAGAACATAGATTAGAACTCGTAGATAGACCTACTATCACCGAGCTTATGACCTTCATAAATAAAGGTACTAGTTTTGAAGCTGATAGAGGATATCACGATGACATGGTAATGAATGTTGTCATGTTTAGTTGGTTTATCACCACAGAATATTTTTATCACTTAACAGACACACAAGTTAAAGACTTGTTGTATGCAGAACAACAGAAGATTATTCAAGATGACTTGCTTCCAGCAGGTGTATTTGGAGAACCGACTGAACAAGCTGCATCGTTTGTAGATAATCAAGGTGATAGATGGTATCACAAAAACATGTAGTAATAGTAATAATGCTATTAGTAGGAAATTAAAAGTTATAAATAAAACAGTAAACAACTTTTTACATTAACAGGAGAAAAAGTATGGCATTTCAAGTATCACCAGGCGTACAGGTCAAAGAGGTTGACCTTACAAATGTTGTACCAGCAGTATCAAGCACAAGTGGTGCTTTCGCTGGTTCATTCCAATGGGGCCCTGTTGATGAAGTAAAGACAGTTTCAGACGCAAAGGGTTTAGTCGATGAGTTTTCAGAACCAGCTAATACTAACGCTGGAGCAGAAGACTTCTATTCAGCAGAAGCATTTTTAAGATATGGTTCATCATTAAGAGTAGTAAGAGTTAACTCAACAGGTTTGTTTAGTGCAAACAGTGGTGGGTCAAATTCTTCACTTCTAAAAAATCACGATGAATATGTTCAATCATACGAGAGTGGAGCTCTCGTTGGTACAGTAGGACAGTGGACATCTAGATGTGCTGGTTCTTTAGGTAATTCACTTAAAGTTTCAGTATGTGCTTCATCCGATGCATATTACAATGATGCAGCGACTACAACTAGTGGAGAGGAAGCAGCTGGTCAAACAGTTATCACTCTTGCAACTGGTGGTGGTGCATTATGTAAAGTAAGAGACATCGTCACATTCGGTGCAATCACACAACAGTACAGAGTTACAGCAATCAACTCAGACAACATCACAGTCGAAGCAATAGGTCAACCAACAGGTTCGGGTCTAATTGCTACAGTGGCAAGTGGAACAGCAGTTAATAGATACTGGGAATTCTACTCATCTTTCGACAAAGCTCCAGGCAAGAGTGCATCTGCACTTGCAGCTGGTGGTTCAAATGACGAAATACACGTAGTAGTTGCTGATGAAGATGGAACAATCACTGGAATACCTCACAGCATTTTAGAAACATATGCATTCGTGTCAATGGCATCAGATGCTAAAGACGCATCAGGCCAATCAAATTATTACAAAAAAGTAATTGGTAACAAATCAGAATGGGTATATTGGAGTGGACATAACACTGCAATGATTACTCCAGCAAACCAAGACAGAACTCACTTGGCATCTGCTACAACATCATTCTTGTTTCCAACATTACCAATGACAGCATCCCTAGCAAATGGTGCAGATGGAAGAACTCCAACTGCAGCTCAGAAGTACGGTGCATGGGAAGACCATTTCAAAGATGGGGATTTACATGACATCTCATTCTTGATTGTTGGTTCAACAAGATGTGATAACGGTAGTGGTACAGACCAAGATACAATTGCAGACTGGACAACACTTGCTAACCAAGCAGTATTAGTTGCAGAAAATAGAAAGGATTGTATTGCAATCGTTTCTCCAAGACGTGCAGACGTTGTTGGTGTTACTTCAGAGTCAACACAAGCAATTAACGTCATTACAACTGCAAATACAATGTCTTCAAGTTCATATGCCGTAATCGACAGCGGTTGGACATACCAGTATGACCGATTCAATGATAAGTACTGTTACGTACCAGCTAATGGTCACACAGCAGGCATCATGGCAAGGTCAGACCTTCTTAGAGATGCATGGTTCTCACCAGCAGGATTCTCTAGAGGACAATACCTAGGTATCACAAAACTTGCATTCAATCCTTCACAATCATCAAGAGATGACTTGTACAGAGCAAGAGTCAACCCAGTAGTAACATTCCCAGGCCAAGGTACAATCCTTTATGGTGATAAGACTGCATTAACAAGTCCTTCTGCATTCGACAGAATCAATGTAAGAAGATTGTTCATCGTCCTAGAAAAGGCAATATCAACTGCAGCTAAATCACAACTCTTTGAATTCAACGATGCATTCACAAGAGCTCAATTCAGAGCAGCTGTTGAACCTTTCTTAAGAGATGTTAAAAACAGAAGAGGACTAGTAGATTTCTCAGTAGTTTGTGACGAAACAAACAACACTGATTCAGTCATCGATAGAAACGAATTTGTATGTTCTATCTTTGTGAAACCTTCTAGAAGTATTAACTTTATCACTCTTAACTTCGTGGCTGCAAGGTCGGGGGTTGAGTTTAGTGAAATATATGGTGCAGTTTAAGGAGATAAAACATGGCAACAATAGACCAATTTAAAGCACAACTAGTCGGTGGTGGCCCAAGAGCTAACCGATTTAGAGTATTCCTACCTAGAGCTGGTAACAATATCGAGTTCATGTGTAAGGGTGCAAACATCCCAGCAGGAACTTTAGGCGAAGTCATCATTCCTTTCAGAGGACATAACCTTAAACTAGCAGGAGAACGTACTTTTGCAGACTGGTCAATAACCATCATCAATGACATGGAATTTTCAGCAAGAACTGCTCTAGAAGCATGGCAGACTGAAATTCAAGCAATGGACAGTGGTGAAGGTGCTACAACAACGGACTACTTATTAAGTAGAGCGTTTGTAGAACAGTTAAACAAAGACGACTCTGTACTAGCGAGATATGAGTTCTTCAACATGTTCCCTAAAAACATCGGTGAAATAACATTAGGTTATGACACAGTAGATGCAGTAGAGGAATTTACAGTTGATTTAACCTTCTCTCACTGGGAAAGAGTTCTTTAAGAACAGTGAATAACACCACTTTTAGGTGGTATAAATAATAGTATGGAATTTTTAGGATTTGAAATATCCCGTAAAAAGGATGAACTAAGAGCGAAGGAGTTGCCGAAGGCACCTTCTTTCGTTCCACCAGTTGACGATGACGGTACGCCCGTCATTCAACAACAAAGTGGTTTCGTGGGTGGTGGAGCATACGGTGCTTACATCGACATGGAAGGTGGTATCAAGAATGAGGCAGAACTCATTCGTAGATATCGTGAAGTATCTTTGGTGCCAGAATGTGATTCTGCAATCGAAGATATAGTTAATGAGTGTATCACATCGGATAGTTCTGATAGGATAGTCACACTCGACCTCAGAGATGTTAAACTCTCTGATAGTATCAAAACAAAGATACAAAACGAGTTTTACAACATCCTATCAATGATGAAGTTCAATCAGAACTCTCATGAAATTTTCCGAAAATGGTACGTAGATGGAAGGGTATACTTCCATAAGGTCGTTGACGCTAAAAAACCTAAAGGTGGTATAGTAGACCTAAGAAACATTGACCCTATTAAAATTAAGAAGGTCAGAAACATTGAGAAAGAAAGAGACCCCAAGACTAAGGTCGAAAGGATTTCAGCGATAGAAGAGTTTTTCGTTTTCAATGATAAGGGTTTTGATAAATCCAGTGCAGCGGAAGGAAACACTGTACGAATTGCACCCGAGGCAGTTACTTATACGACTTCGGGATTACTTGACTACACTAAGAATGTAGTCATCGGGTATCTGCACAAGGCATTGAAGACTGCAAATCAGTTATCAATGATGGAAGATGCACTTGTTATCTATAGGATATCAAGAGCTCCCGAAAGAAGAATATTCTACATTGACGTAGGTAACCTTCCGAAAGCAAAAGCAGAACAGTATCTTGCTGATGTAATGAACCGATACAAGAACAAGTTGGTTTACAATGCAGATACAGGTGAAATCAAAGATGATAGAAAACATATGAGTATGTTAGAAGATTTTTGGTTACCTAGAAGAGAAGGTGGTAGAGGAACAG